GAAATATAAAGCCGGTAAAGCCGGACAGAAATAAAACGGGTAAGCGGATAGATGGAGTCGTGGCAACGGTAATGGGTTTGGATAGGGCGATCAGGCAGGGGGAACAGAAACCGTCAAGGTATAGGACTAAAGACTTGAGGGTATTGTAGTGGGAGGTGAATCGATGAATGTAATTGACAGGATTAAGCAGGCATTGGGGTTGCGGGGTAGCACTTTGGCCAACCCCAGCGACGAATTGAAAGAGGCACTTGGAGTGCGCCCTACATTAGCAGGGGTTAATGTCAGTGAGCGGACTGCCCTACAGAGCACGACGGTATTTGCCTGCGTAAATATTTTAAGCACCATCCTGGCATCCCTCCCATTACACAGCTACCGCCGGATAGAACGGGGGAAAGAAAAAGCATTAAATCATCCCAGTTACAAATTGCTGCACGATGAACCCAACCCGGAAATGACTTCTTACTCATTTCGCCAACTATTGGCTGCGCACACGCTGTTGTGGGGGAATGGCTACGCAGAAGTGGAGGTGAACAAACTTACAGGTGAGCCGGTGGCGTTATGGCCCCTTGCTCCTTGGAGGGTTAGGCCGGAGAGGATTAAAGGTAAGTTATTTTACAACGTGCATCACGAAGAAAAGGGATTTACAAGGTTGAATAGCAATCAGGTAATTCATCTTAGAGGGCTTTGGATTGATGGGTTAAAAGGAATTTCGCCGATCCGGGCGAATATGCAGGCGGTTGGCTTGGGTAAAGCGGCTGAAGAGTTTGGGGCAAGGTTTTTTGGGGAAGGTGCTAACTCAGGTGGAGTAATTGAATATCCCGGTGAGTTAGGCAAGGAGACATACGATAGACTAAAAAAACAACTTAACGAAAAACACGCAGGTCTGGGAAAATCCCACCGGTTAATGCTGCTGGAAGAAGGGATGAAATACCAGCGGACAGGTATTCCGCCTAATGAAGCCCAGTTTATTGAAACGAGACGGTTTCAGACAGAGGAAATATGTAGGCTGTATAACGTGCCGCTTCACTTGGTTCAGGAGCATAGTAAAAACACTAGTTGGGGAAGCGGTATTGAACAGATGAATTTAGGGTTTGTAATATTCACCCTTCGCCCCCATCTGGTTAACTGGGAGCAGGAAATTAACAGGAGGTTATACAGGGAACGTGATCAGAGTGAATATTTTGCCGAGTTTGCCATTGAAGGGTTGTTACGTGGGGACAGTAAAGCACGCTCTGAATTTTACAAGAACTTATTCTATCTTGGAGCTATTAGCCCGAATGACATTCGAGAAAAAGAAAACATGAACCCGATTGAGGGTGGAGATGAACACTTCATACAATCAAACATGATGCCCTTGAATTGGAGTATACAGGAACAGCAGGAATTGGATGACACCCATCCCGATGATCGCGGGGGCAAAGTGAAGGAATTAAAGAGAAAGAGAAGTATAAGGAATAGGGCAAATATAGCGGAAAGCCACAAACACCCTCTTCGACAAGTAGTTGATAGGACTATACGGGTGGAGAAAAACGACGTTCTTGCCAAAGCAAAAAAGATATTCGGGGAGCGCGACACTGGAGCGTTTGATAATTTTCTTGACAGGTATTACGAGGAACATTCTAAATACTTAAACCGTCACTTCAAACCGGTATTCGCGGGGCTAGCTGAGGCAATAGGGAAGGCGGCTGCCGACGAAATAGAGGTCTCTGAGGAGCAGTTTAGGAGTGAAGTAGACAGGTTTGTCGAGGACTACCTTGCTACCTTCAATAAAACACACATAATAACCAGCCAACGGCTAGTGAAAAACACGGTATTGAATGCGATTGACGAAGGGGAAGACCCGGTTGAGGCGTTAGAAAAAGAATTTGAAAGGTGGGAAGAGGTAAGAGCGGAGAAAATAACAGAAGAGCAGGATGTAAAACTTTCCCGCGCTGTAGCAAAGACAGTATTTGCCGCAGGCGGTGTGACAAGGTTAGTTTGGGTTGCAGGGGGATCAGACCCTTGTGAATTCTGCTTAGAAATGGATGGTAAAACTGCCGGTATTCAAGGCACTTTTGTTTCATCAGGGGATGAGATAGAAGGCAAAGAGGGCGGTAGTTTGCCTATAAATCAAAACACCGGACATCCGCCATTACACGATTATTGCGAATGTGACATTGCGCCAGAGTAGGAGGTGTTAGTATTGTGAAGAAAGAACTTAGGTATATGCGATCTGGCCCGGAGGTGCGCTCTTCAGGGGAGGAGCAAACAGTAAGCGGGTTAGGGATTGTATACGATAGTTGGACTGAGTTGTTCCCTGGATTCAAAGAAAAGATTAATCAGGGAGCAGCGAAGAGGGAGAAGGAAATAAAGTCTTTTGTAAACCATAACCCGGACAATGTATTGTCCACAACTGAGAGCAACCCGCCGTTAGAACTTGAAGAAGAGGAAGGTGGGGTGAGATATACCTCCCCAATTCCGCCTACCAGTTACGGGGAAAACCTAAAGATTAACCTAGAAAGAGGGAATGTTAAAGGTTCTTCTTTTGCGTTTTACATCCCTGAAGGTGGGGATAGGTTGTGGGAAGACGAAGATGGAGTGATACACAGAGAAATTGATAAACTATATTACCGCGAAATCGGCCCTGTTACCGACCCTGCGTATATCGACACAAGCGCTTCGGTGAGGACAGCCGAGGGCATAGCAGAAGAATATCGCAAAGCAAAAGAAAACCAAGAAAAAGAAAAGGAACGCCGAGAGGCGTTTTTTAAATTCCGGGAACGTCAACTTGAACTAAAAAAGAAGGAGTGTGAACGGTATGAATCTTAGAGAACTGATTGAAAAAAGGGCTAATCTCTTTGAGCAAATGAAAGAACTCAACGAGAGAAGCCTCAAGAATGATGATGGGATGACTGCCGAAGAAGAAAAACAGTGGGAGCGTATGAATAAAGACTACGACGCGATGACCGAGAAAATTAAAAAAGCGGAAAGGATGCAAAAAATAGAAGACACCGCAGGAGACACCAACGAAGACAAGGTTGCCGATAGGAAAGACCAAACCAGGGCTAGCGAAGAGTATAGCAACGCTTTCTGGCGTGTATTCTCCCGGCCCCGTGGTTCTGCCGTTGACCCCGATGACTATAGAAGTCTGAAGGTAGCCGACGACACCAAGGGTGGATATCTGGTTCCGGACGAATATGAAAGACAAATTATTAGGGAACTATACGATGTAAACATAATGCGGAACCTTGCAACCGTAGTTACCTCTGGAAGCGATAGGAAAATCCCTATGCAAAAGAGCAAGCCGACTTTTGCCCGTATTCCTGAAGAGGGAACCTACACCAAGACCGACATGACCTTTGGTTTGATCTCTCTGTCCGCGTATAAAATGGGTGGAATTATCCTGGTGTCAGAAGAACTGTTATTCGACAGTGCTTTTGACCTTCCTGGATATATCCGGACTGAAGCATCTGAAGCCGGTGGAGAGTCGGAAGAAGCTGACTTTGTATCGGGTGATGGAGCTGGCAAACCACGGGGAGTAGTGCTTGACGCTGAAACTGGTGTAACTACTGCCGCCGCTGATGCTGTAACCGCCGATGAACTGATTGAGCATTATCACGAATTGGGCCGCCGGTATCGCCAGCGGGCCAGCTGGTTAATGCACGACAACACCGCCCTCGCTATCCGTAAATTGAAGGACGGGAACGGGCAGTATATCTGGCAACCCGGCCTGCAAGCAGGGCAACCGGATCGCCTGCTCAATCGCCCTGTAAATATCTCTGATGATATGGATGAGCTTGGAAGTAGCAACAAGCCGATTGCTTTTGGCGATTACAGCTACTACAGGATTATGGATAGGGTTGGATTGAGTATCCAGCGGTTAGATGAGCTTTACGCTGAAAGCGGACAAGTTGGATTTAAAGTATTCTGGCGTAACGATGGCCGACTGTTGCTTGACAAAGCAGTCCAAGTCATGGTTAACGCGTAAGGAGGGGTTATAATGAGGAACTTTATCAAGAATAATGAAGTTAGACCGCTTGAACTTACTACCGGAACGAGTGACGGTATTAATGTTGGGGATTATCAGGCTATTGTGTTTCTGTGCCAGTTCGCTGCTTCAGACGGTGATAACGGGATAATTATCCAGCATAGTGACGAAGATGATAATTATTCTACTGTTGAAGATGGGACTATCGCGGTAGGGCATGAAGACGAGGCTATTGTGACGGAAGTATATCGTCCTAAAGAAGCCTGGGTTAGAATTGACAGTGTTGGGGCCGGGGAAAATGTAGACAGCGGGTTTTATATACTCGTTGGGCCTGGCGAAGCCCCTGTAACTAACGATGTAGCCGAAACGATTAAGAGTGAATTATTAGCAACCCCCGACGACGATTAATAAATTGCTCTGAGGAATAAGGGGAGGGTAACACCTCCCCTCCTCATCAAAAGGAGAGGATAACATGGCAAATGTAAAGAATTATCGCAAGCAAGGTGGAGAAGAATGGGTGGTTGACGGGAAACTTACAGTGAACGGAACAATCATTGCTCCTAAAATGGCTCGAAAGGTAGTAAGCGCTGTAATAGCTTCAGCCGACGCCGGAGATGCAACCGCAAATGAAGAGACTATAGCGGTATTTGGCCAGGACGTGACAATTGAAAAAATTACTTTTGTCCCCGATACAGCCCAAGCCGGGCAGGATGCAGACACGGCGAAACTGATTGTTAGGAATTTTGGATCGGATAATAGCGGCGATTCTGATGTTGCTGAATTTGAGCAGGTGGACGAAAACGACTTAGCAGAACGCACTCCCCAAGAATTTGATCTTGATGATGCCGAGACAAGTATTTCCGCTGGTGAGGTGTTGGGTTGGAGGCGTGAGAAAGCTAGTAGTGGTGTAGACCAACCTGCCGGGGTTGTATTTATAGAGTATACCGTAGACCACTAAGGAGTGATAAAAAGTGAAGGTTAAAATGTTAACCTCTATAGCGGGACATTATTTCTCTTACTCACCCGGCGAAGTAGTAGAACTTGATACGCAAAAGGCTAAAAAGTGGATTGAGGCTGGCATAGCATCTCCTCAAAAAGCCACTCGCCCACCTGGGGAAGTAGCGGTAAAGCCGAGCCCAAAACACGTAGGAGGCGGGTATTTTGGATGTAAAGAGTGTGGCAGGTCTTTCGATACGAGGCAAGGTCTTGCAGCGCATTCCAGGGTTCACAAATAAGGCGGTGATATAAATGGAACTCGCCAAAAACGCTTTAACAAAACCAGACATGATAGATGCTGCCACAAAGATGAAAATAGAAACCAAAACCAGTGTTGAAATGTTAATCAATGTAGCCAGTGAAAAGATAGAAAACTACTGCAACCGAGAATTCAAGCGTGAAACCAGGACAGAACGTTATGAAAGCGGTGGCGGAAATTGGCTTGGGCTGCGAGCATGGCCGGTCCATGAAGTAGAATATATCAAACTATACGATGAAGAGGTTGAAGACTTCGATGTCAACAAGACGAATGGACTGGTTTATAGGTCATCAGGCTGGAAGCGCCCATACGAAGACGAAAAATATAACATTGAAGTAAAATACGAAGCTGGATACTACCTGCCTGGCCATGCTGATAGAGACTTGCCGCAACAGGTAGAGTTTGCCTGTATACTTCTGACCAAAAACTTGCTCGAAAGATTGAGCCGGGACTTTGACGTCCAGCAGGTGCGCCTTCCCGATATTTCGGAGACATATTTTCGACCCGGAGAGCAGGAAGAGTTACCGATGGCCACCGCCTCTCTTTTGTCAGATTATAAAAGGGTGTTGGTGTAAATGGGGAGGGCAAAGATAACTAAAGACGTGGACCGCACTGAAGAAATACTGGAAGGGCTAAAAGAGTTAGAGGAAAAAGCTGTAGTAGTGGGGGTCCCAAGTGATACCGAAAGACAGGTTATCATCCGGGCTAGCGTTCATGAATACGGGTCTTCTCGCCATCCCGAGGTAGCTTTTATTCGCCGCACTGCAGACCAAAACAAGAATAAAATTAATGAGATATACAGGGATGGAGTGGCTGAAATCCTGGAAGGCAAAGTAGATGCTGAGGAAGTACATGGCCGGGTTGGAAAATTTTTGGTCGGTGTTATACAAGCCAACATCAGCCGCGCCGGATTAATTGATACTGGTCAGATGTATGAGTCTATAAGTTATGAGGTGGTGGACATGTAGTGGCCTTAAGTGCGATGGACCTAATCATGAAATATTCGCTTGTCGATATCACGATTAAGAGAAAAACAGAGGGAGAATGGGACGGCCCGGCTTGGATGGAGGGTGAAGATA